CTGATTGGGCTAATGAGTTTTTCAAACCTGCAAACATAAGTCGTGTTTGGACTGAAATTGGTGTTAAGACAAAGACACCAGACTGGAATTCTAGGAAGGTGCGTGATGTGTCTTTTCTTAGCCAAGCTAGTGTTTGGAGTGAAGAGTTTGGGATGTATTTTCCTGTGCCTGAAGCTGAGCGTGTTTTATCGTCTTTGTGTTTTGGGAGTGAAATTGACGACGTGAGATGGCATTATTTGCGAGCTTGTGCTTTGCGGATGGATTCTTATTGGAATCTGGAATGTCGGGTTCGCATTTCTGAGTATATTACGTACTTGGAAAGGAACCATTGGGGTGAACTTGTTGGTGTGTGTAATGGAATATCTATGGAGCAGATAAGGGCTTGTTGGAAGTCAGATTCTTGGATTGAGGCCTTATATTGTGGACGTGAGTCTACATTAGATGACCTTCCTTTGGATCTGTCGTTTCTTACGGGTCTGTGTTGAAGCAGCGTGGCTGTAAGCTCCGGGCTCTGCTTTAAAATTTCTCCACTGTATTGTTCTTTACATTTCTTTCATCATTCCTGAATTTCTTTGTCTTTATCTCTTTTTCATTGTCTTTTCGCTTGTTGTTGTTGTTGTGGGTCTTTGTTTGATTTGTCGTGATGCCGAAAACTGAGGCACAGAAAGCTCGTCGTCGAGAAAAGAAGAAGTTGGCAAAAGCAAAGAAGCCGGTGGTTGTTGTTGTTCAGGCACCAAAGAAGAAGAAAGCTCGTAAGAGTTATGCTTCCTCCGCGGTTTCAGGACACGGTGACTACAAGTCTGTTTCGCGGACTGGTGCTTCATTTGCTAAGGCTGGTGGGCTTGTTGGGGACCTTGCTGATCATTTATTTGGTACTGGTGATTATAGTGCCCAATTGGACAACATTTCGTACAATACTTTAATGTCGAAAGGTGCGCCTCATTTTGAAAACAAGGTTCATGGCTTTGGTACTAACACTACTGAAGTCCAACATAAAGATGAGATTGGTTCAATTGCAGGTTCAACCAATTTCACTGTCACTGAGTATCAACTTACTCCAGCTGACCCCAACACCTTTCCTTGGCTTAATACCCAAGCTGCTTCTTATTCCCAGTATTGTATTCGTGGTTTGATTGTGTGGTTTGAGTCTACGATTAAAGATGCTGTTGGTTTGACTCCAGGTTCTGTGGGTCTTGCTGTACAGTACAATGATATTGATGTTCCTTTCACATCCATGTCTGAGCTTGCAAATTATCAATATGCAAGTGTCAGATCTGGTAGCCAGAATAATGCTTGTGGCGTGGAGTGTGCTGTTAAGTCAGAACCTCAAGCCATTTTGTATCTTCCTGGTCCAGTGAGGGCTGGATACTTGCCTGGTGATATTCGTGAGCAGGTGTTTGGTCGGCTTTGTGTTGGAACTCAAGGTCAAAATTTCACAACCGAGGTTGGTCGTCTGTATGTTTCATATGATATTGTGTTGTTGAAGGCTAAGCTTGGTTATCCTCCATCTGTTGCTATGATCCCCTTTTCTGATGTCGCAAATACAGCAAAAGGTAATCTTCAATTTTGGAGTGCTGCTGGGCCAATTGTCAATAACAATTTTCTTTCTACAGCTGCTAGTTCTCGAACTGTTTTTGGTCGTTACTCGTTTTTGGTGAATGATGCTTCTTTGACGGCTGCAGGGTCGTCGGTTACTTTTTATGATACGCGCTTGTCCGGTCGTGTTTTAATGGTTACTGTGTGGAGTACCTCCAACAATCCTTGGAGTTTGTTGTTTGGTGGTCTTGCAGGCAATAGTTCGAAC